TCCCTGATCCAAAAACAAGGGAATTAAGCGATAGAGAGAAAAAGGCAGCACTTGCTTTTGGTATGTCTTATGAGAGATATCGTGAGCTTTTAGATAAACATAATAAGGAAATGAGGTCAAAAAATGGCAATTAAATACAAACAAGACAAAAATAATGAGTTTAAGTCCGTAGATAGAGATATCAGGGAACATGATCTTGAAAACAATGATTTTGATTTGATGTTCACTGATTCAACCTGTCCTTTTAAAGCTTTAATCGAGGAAATAATGCAACCGGGGGAAGAATATTACTTTGCCTTTAATAGCCCTGAGCGCATTAATAGGTTACTGGCAAAGAAGTGGTATATCGTATCTCCTGATAGGCTTAAAAACAAACGTACTTATAGAGGGGACTTAAGATCGGAAAATGATTGTATTACTACCGGTGATACTATTGTTTTAGCACGTGATGAACGTTACGGGATTAAAGAGCAGGAATATTACGAAAATAAAGCTATAAGAGTAATGCGTGATACTTTGCAGAAAGTACAAACAGACATCTATAATCCGGTCATGCCATTTTCAGACAGGGCAATGTAGGATATTATGTCTTATTCTAAAATCATACTAAATAGCGATATTAAACTATCCTGGCCTTATCCACGCACTGAAGGAGAGATTGCTAGTGACATTAATAATGTGATTTCTGAAAATGATGCGTATACAATTACTCTTCCCCCAAGTAATACTGTAGAAACCGGTACTAGCCTGTTGTTTAATAATGTCGGGCAAAAAGACTTTACCCTCTTATATAATGACGGAACGCCGTTAACTAACGTAATTATTCCCGGGGAAGTAATACAGATATATCTAACTGAGAATCTAACCAGCGCGGGAGTATGGCAGGTAATACCTTTTGGTGGCGGTAGCAGCGGTATAGTAAGCTTTTCTACGGAAAGCCAGAATAACAGCTTGCAGATTACAAATTCGACTGTTACCCCTCCTACCGGTAACATTATTTTTAAAATTGCCGATTCGTTGAATAATTTAAATAATCTAACTACTCAGGTACAGAATGGGTTTTTAGTAATAACCGGTAATACTCCATTAAGTTTTGTAACTCGAAAGATAGGCGGGGGCTCTAATATAAATGTGCAAAGCGGTGATGGGGAAACAAATGACGTAATTATTAATTTAGCCGATTCTCTAGTAGGATTATCCAGTATTAATGTAGGTAATCTCTTGATCTCGGTAAATACCATTACTACAGCAAGCGGCGATCAGGATATTAACCTGGCTACTGTAGATGATGGGGTAATCAATTTAAACAGTACTCAAATTGACAATGTCGGTAACATGAGCGTACCGGGGAAGATTATAAATCCTGCTACTGCTAAAGCTTATTGTTTCTTTTACGATAATAATGCTCCAACTAACAATATCCAGATAGAGAGTAGCTTTAATATAGCCTCGGTTAGCGGAGCGCAAGGGTCATATGTTATAACTTTTGCTACTCCTTTTCCTGATGGTAATTATGCTGTATTACCGGCATTAGCACGCGGAACGGAAGTAATAGCGCCGTTTCAGGTGTTCTTTAGGTCTAGATCAGCAACGGAGGTCATCATTTTTGCGACCGATACGCTCGGCAATTTACTTCCTGTACTCGACGGCGTATCTGTGGTGGTATTTGGTAGTTAATTTTTAAAGAATTTAATCGAGAGAATATTTTATGTATGAATATCAAATAGAAGAAATATGCGCGCTATCAGAAAATAAATATTCTGTCCAAATATCTTTGGATGAATATGGGTCATATAGTCTTATTATTGTGTTTGATTTTCCAAACGATTTTTTTGACAATTGTATTACGGGATATGCAACCAGTAGTCTTAAAGAGATGTTAACCAATGACGATGATTTGTATTTAATACGAATAACTAGAATAGCTTTAGGTAATGAAAAAGTAAAAAATGATCTAAGAAAAGGAAAGAAAGCTAAATTTAAAATTAATTATAAAAAATGGATAAAAATATTTGATCAAATACAACAAGAACAACTAGAATTAAAAAAGAAAAAGTTGGAGTTTATTTTAGCTCAAGGGATTGAAGATATCTAAACAACCCTAAATTAGTAGTACGATTTGCAAAAGTGGCAGTCTTTTTGCTATAATATAATTAGATAGAAAAAAAGTCATGACTAGACTTAAAAAGGTCGTAGTTTGTAGCTAAATCTTTTCTAAAAAAGCTACCTCTGTCATCGCAAGACACAAAAAGGCTAGTTTTGAAACTTATCTAGAATCAAAGTTTATCGTCATAACTAGACGTTAAAAGGTCCTTAAAAGCTTGAATTAGCTTATCTTTTTTTAAATTTAAAATATTTACGTTTTTTAATAATTAACAATATATGAGGAAATTATGTCTAACGGCATTAATAGACCTTATGGTTTGGAAGTGGTTCAGTCTCAAATAGGAAACGGCGGAACACAAAAACTAGGTCAATACTTTATTTATGCATCCGCTGATGGTTTAACCACACAGCCAAACAGCATTTTTCAGGGTGATCCCATTAAATTCGTCAGTAACCCTGGTCTTGCCGTCATGGCAGGAACAATAGCACCACAAAAGTTATCAGCTCCAACAAACGGTGCACTGGTGCAAGCTGTTGCAACGGCAGATGCTGACGCTTTCCTTGGGGTGTTCATAAGCTGCGCTTATACTGATGCAAATACCGGCATACTTGTTGAATCTGATTACTGGCCCGGCGGTAGAGCAGTGAAAGCCGGCACACCTATTATTGCATATGTTAATGATGATCCAATGGCAGTATTTAGAGTTCAGGTATCAAGTTCTGTTGCAGCTGCAGCAGGAATTACTTTTTTAGCAACCGGGCTTGGTCTTAATGCCAATTTATCAGTGGCAGGAATAACCTTCACGGATGCTACTGCTATCGCAGGTGGTCAAAATCCACGTACCGGTAGTAATATATACGGCTCGGTTTACTATCTCGATGGCTCAACTTACTCGGCTACTACAGCTACTTTAGACGTAAAAATTATTGGCATTGATCCGGTAATTACCGGTAACGCAAATCCTACAGGATTAGTCCCTGGGGTAAATATGCCGTTTACTAACCTACTAGTTAAGTTTAACAAGCACATGTATGGATCAAGCGGCGTAGCAGGTCCAACAGCCGGAGCATAGAAGTAGAAGGAAAAAATGCCTGTTATAAAACAGGATCAGTAAAGAAAACTAAAAATAAAGGTAATTAATTATGTCTATTATAACAACCGGTGATATTCCAAGTCTGCTTTGGCCAGGTCTGTATGAGGTAAAATCTCAGTATGATCGGTTTAAGGGGGAATATACCAAAATCTACGAACAGGCTAATTCTGTCAAACATACCGAAAGGATGGTTGATATTAGAGGAACAGGTTACGCTCTTGAGAAAACGCAAGGTGCTCCTATTAAAATGGATAGCATGGCTGAGAGGTTTATTTATGAATTTGTCCACCGAGAATTTGCCCTCGGTTTTCAGATTACCAATATTGCCATGGAAGATGATCTTTACGCCGATCAGTTCTTTAATGGTACTAAATCGCTTACTACTTCTTATGAACAAACCAGAGAAGTAGTAGCCATGAACCCTTTTAACCAGGCGTTTAACGTAGCAGCAGTACAAAGTAACGGACAACCTCTTTGCTCAGGTTCTCAGCCTTACGATGGCGGTGTTTATTCCAATAGAGTCGGGGCATATAACGGCGTTAATGTTAATGTCGACTTTAGTGAGGCTGGTGTTGAACAGGTAGTAATACTAGCGGGTAAAATGAAAGATCAGGCAGGACTGCTAATTAATGCTCAAATTGAGAGATTGTTACTGCCGCAAGACTTAATGTTCTCGGGTTGTAGATTACTTGAATCTGTATTTAGAACAGGAACGGCTAATAACGACATAAATGCACTTTATAACATGAAGGCTATTCCGCAAGGTTATGAGGTAAGCCATTTCTTAACAAGTCCTAGCAACTGGTTTGGATTAACTAATGTTAAGGGAACACGCAAGCATTTTGTAAGACGTCCGCTTAAAGTAAATGTTACAACCGATCCTGTAACTGAAACCATGTCAGTGCTTGCATCAGGTCGTTATTCTTTTGGCATGTTTACTCCTCTTGGGGTAATCGGCGCACAAGGATCAACAGCTTAAAACTTTATAAATAAGCTTTAAGAATCTGTTTAAAGAAAGAGGCACTAACTAAATTAGCTAGTGCTTCCTGCAATATAAATAAAAGGAGAAATTATGTCTCAATTTTATGAATACAATTGGCCTGCTCCCGTAGCAAATGGAATATCACTCTTCCAAGGACTAACTGCAAATACTCCGCTGCTCTTAAACGGTTCTTATGTTAACAAAACCACAAAAACAGTTAACTTTGTTGATGATTTTGGTATTGTTCCAAGGATTACACTTAATTCAGCTGCTAATCTTTCCGGTATTAATTTTCTTATTACGGGTTATCAGAATGGGGTTTTTATTAGCGAAACTTTAGCAGGACCAAATGCAAATACAGTTACAAGCGTCAACTGCTTTGATAGTGTGGCGCAGATAATTCCAAGCGGTACTACAGGTTCTACTCTTCAAGTCGGAGTTGCAGCGCTTGGGTATTTTCCAATTATTTTATTAAATACTGCCAAGGTTAATACTTCAGGGGTAAGTTATGCCTTAAATATCGTAGCAACAACGGCTAATCCTGCTACTTATCAGGTGTTTTTATCGCTAAAGAATAATTTAGGCATGGGCAAATACGATGATCTAACGTCTGCCGCTAATGGTAATTTTACAGCTCCGGCCGCTGCTGCTACGGCATCGGCATTAATACAGTATAATTCTTTAGCTTCCAATTTACTCATTAAAATTGGCCCTAATAATAATGGATCGATTCTAAAATACCAATTCCTGCAATTGTAAGTTAAAGAGGAAAGTAAAATGCCGGCAACTAGTGGAAGTTATAGCTTTAGTAACATAAAAGCAGAGCTGATTATCAGAAAGGCTTACGAGTTAATCGGTATGCCTCTAAGTATGGTAACTGCCGAGCAATATAATTCAGCACTTAATATTATCAATTTTATCTTAAGCGATTGGACTAACTCCAATGTTAACTTATGGACATTAAAACTAAATCCTGTTTTCTTAACTCCGGGGCAAGCATCCTACCCTTTGCCAAGCAACATTACTAAAGTATTTCAAGTATTCCTAAGAAGTAACGTAAGACAATTAAATGGAACACCACAATCAAATTCGGGAGATACTTATGATGGAAACGGCGGAGGAATTGCTGCTTATGCTTTTGACGGCAATCCAGCAACAAGATGTACACAAAACGTTCAAAACGGCAATATTTCTTATGATTATGGAGAAGGGGTGACAAAGCAAATCAGCATTATCGGTATTCAAAGTTATGTTTCTAATCGTCCATATAGCTTAGTTTTAGAAGCATCACAAGATACGATAAATTGGTTTACTGTTTTTACTCTTCCTCCATCATATCCATATAAAGCACATGTAATTTCATGGTTTTATATATCTGATCCAATTTACGCAAGGGCATATAGAATTAGAGAAACAGGAGGATACACACTCGATATTGAAGAACTTTATTTTAATAGTATAAGCCAGGATACTACCATGAGCGAGGTATCCAGATATGAATATCTCACCTATCCCAATAAATCGCAAATCGGTAGACCTACCATTTACTACGTTGATTACCAGAGGAATCCATCTCTCTATATATGGCAGACTCCCGCTCTCATGTATAATTTAATAATGTATAGCGGTCAAAGCAGTATAGAAACGCTAGAGAATTATACGCAAAGCGTAGATATCCCACCATATTTTTATACTCCTCTAATATATGGAACGGCAGAAATGCTAGCAGAGCAATACGCTCCTGAGAAAACCGAAGGTTTAAGAGTTAAATATCAGGAAAGTTTAGCTAATGCCGTAATTAATAATACGACGGAAGTACCGCTTACTCTGGAGGTATATAGTGATTGATCTAAAAAGACATCTAATAAATACAGGGCGTGGAAGATTTGTCAGAAAAAATAGCCTTGAGCCCGTAGGTGTTTGTGATTATTCAGGATTTCTATTTAGCAAATCTGACTTGGTAAAACAGTATGAATGGCGCGGGAATGATTTGGTCTGGACAGGAGCAATAGTCGGACGACCTTTTGTAGATGAACCAAACCAGCAAAATAGGCCACCGCAAATAAAAGGTGATCCAAAAGCCCTGCAGAATCCTCGCCCCTTTGGGATAGAGACGCCACAAGGTCCTGAGGCAGTGGGCAACAGTTCTCCTGTTATTTTAGAAAATATCAACTTTACAAGTGATGATATACCCCCTGTTTTACCTGATTTTGCCGGTCAGAGTGTTAGCAACATAGACGCGCAAGAGCGTTTAGAATCATTGCATCAAATTAAGTTCTAAAGTAATGGCTAATAATTTTAATCCGGGGTTTGATAGAGAAAAGGCGGCTTTCTTAGCACTGGCTAATAGAGGTGAAGGACTTACTCCAATTAACTATTTATATGCAAAAGAAGCTAGTTTTGAAAGTATTTTGTCTCCTATTATTACCGGCGGTACTGCTGAGCTTTATACAATATATGCAAACGGCATTAACTCTACCAATATCACTAATACTGAAGATATTATTACTAATAGGCTAAAGTGGAGTAATCCTTCTAATGATTATTATGTCGGTTTTACTGCCGGTAATTTAACCGGGAACACCATCTGGAGATTACCGCTACAGGATGGAACTGACGGGCAGGTACTAGCAACAAACGGCACAGGTATTCTATCGTTTATAGATATTACAAGCCACGCAGCTCCAAGTGATGCTACATACATAATCAGAACTCCAAATACTAATTTACCTAAAGCACAGGTTTTAGAAGAACTCGGAACAGGAATGGCTAAGATTGTTGCTGATGGTGCTTTTGCTATTGCTATCGCCGGTGAGGATTATGCTACTACCGAGCAATTAGAAGAAATAAAGCAACAATGCCAGGAGTATGCAGAGCAAGCTGCTGCTTCAGCGGAAGAAGCAGCAACATCAGCAGGCGAGGCGGCAACGAGTGCAGGTGAAGCAGCTGCATCGGCGGCAGAGGCTACGGGAGCAGCAACAGAGGCAACAGGAGCGGCCGCTGCTGCTAGCGGTTCGGCTACTGCCGCGGGGTTATCGGCAGGGGGAGCTGCTGCCTCAGCCATTGCAGCGGGGCTTTCAGCGGGTAGTGCGTCAAGTTCTGCTTCTGATGCCGGTAATTCTGCAAGTAACGCAGCAAACAGTGCAGCTGAGGCTCAAGTCTACTTAAATACCCTTTTAAACACCGGATTAACCCTGCAAGGAGATGTAAACGGTAGCGGATTATTAAGTAATCCGATTGTGACCACATTTAAACCTAATCCGGTATTTACCGGTAATGGCTCAATGACTATGCCTTCAGGTAATAATACTCAAAGACCTACTACCCTAATCCCCGGCATGATCAGGTTTAACACTTCACTTTGATTTTATGATAAAATTTATTAATTAATTATAGGATATTTAAAATGACCGATAACTTAAATGACAAGAATCTAAAAGCACCATTACCGACATCTACCGGAAAACCGGAAGTTACCGATGGGACAAACTGGTTTACCCTTGCTACTGAAAACTGGGTTTTAAACACCATGGGCAGCGTGCCCGCATCGTTGGCAGCAACTACGGCTAATTTAACGGCTACTTATGCAAATGGTACTAGTGGGGTTGGAGGTACTTTAACTAATTCAGGAACGCAAACCGCACTTGTTATTGACGGAGTTACTTTAACTGCCGGAATGCTTAGATTTAACACCAGTCTCTAGGAGAGAAGTTAAATAGGTTTAAATAATGAAGCTTGAGTTTTTTGACGGAAGTAGCTGGTATAGCGTTGCAAGTGAAAATTTTGTTAATACCAAAGTATTTGATATCAACTCAAACACCAGCGGCCAATTAAATATCAATCGTTTAAACGGTTATCCGGCCAGTAGCTCTGTTTATTTAAGAGGAGATGGTACTTGGGAAAACCCTCGTCAGTTTACTACTAATGCATCAAACGTTATTAATGCCGGAGGATTTATTGTTAATAATACTAATCCGGCAGCTATAGCTACAGGGCTTATCGTGCAAAACAACGGTACTATTAATGCAGAGTTCGGCTTTAATAATAGTACTAATGAAGCATACGCCTGGGCAACTGGAACTGCCAAGTTAAAATTCGGTACTAGCGATATCAAACGAATGGATATTGCCGGTAATAGCGGTAAAACTTCATTTTATGACCCTTCTTATAATTGTTATATTCGCCCTGCCAGTAACTATTTGGATATGAGAGGACTAAACGTCTATAATTCAATTACCTCAACCATTATAGAAACCAATGCTAGTAACGAGACTTCCTCTATCGTCATGAACGGCGATTTTATGCAGTTTATCAATCCAATGGATACCTTGGGATTTATTTTTACCGATGAAGATAACGCAAGCATGACCAGTTATGTAGCTTATATTAACAGCTCCGGACAAATCGTACCTTGCTCTAAAGACAAAAAACATAGCATACGCAAGAAAGAACACAAAGATTACCTTCAAAGATTAAATAAGCTTAATATTTACTCTTACGGCCTAAATTATCAAATTAATAACAGCGATTCTGCTAAAAAAAGAATGCGGAAACAGCTTAAAATGAATGAATTACAAATAGGAGTCATAGCTGAAGAAGTCGCAGAGATTTTTGATAATGCTACTAACCTATATAAACCGCTGGATTTATCAAAAAAAGAAAAACCGGCTCATATACCTTCACTAGGTGTTAATTATAACACTATTCTTTGCTACGCTATTCTAGCTATTCAGGAGTTAACTCGGAAAGTAGATATTCTGGAACGGAAATTGAAAGGTTTATAACAATTTATTAATAATAATTAGGAGAATTAAAATGAATACAGCCCTAAAAGACATAAGCAGTAACTTAAATGATTTAAAATTAATTACCAGTACCCAAGTCGATCTATCCTATTTTAACAGCCTTGCAAGTAACGTCTTTAGTGATCCAAGCATATATGCCAATATACAATCGGATGTTCAGTTCATTAATCAGATTGGGGGACAGCTTTTTAACTATTTTAGCGCTTCAGACCCGAGTACTCAAAAAATATGGTATGTAGCATTAAAATCAGGTTTAACGGAGTCAATTAATGATGCCAATAACTTAATTGGTAAAATTCCGCAAGATAACCCAAAAGGAGCTGATTTAACCACAGTTTTAAATATATTTATCGCGGACTGTCAGGCTATTGGTAAAATCATTACCCTTGATCAGAATCAGGTAGCAGGCGTAGCACCGGAAGAATTGAATTAGTTAACAGAAATTATGCAAGTAATACGTATTTTATCTTTAGATGGAGGCGGTATTAGAGGGTTATTCTCTGCTACATTTCTAGAGAAATTTTGTAATGATGCCGGAATTCAGGGAAATGAATTATGGAAATATTTTGATATTATTTGCGGAACAAGTATTGGCGGTATTCAAGGCCTAGCTTACTCACTTGGTCTATCTCCGACCGACGTTATTAATTTATTAACGACTAACGCAGACAGCATTTTTACTATTAGAGCAGGAGTTAATCCACTGCAACCTCTTGGTCCGGCAGGAGCTGCTACTTTAGGAACTGTGCTGGCAGTTCCGGGAGTTGATCCTTATATCTACAATCAACAACCTTTGTGGGATGCTTTAAGCCCTATTTTAGGGACTACTCGCATGTTTCAATTAAAAACTAATACTTTGATTACTGCTGTAGGATTTCAAGGTGGAACTGGGCCAAGTAGCGATAATATTAATTTTCCATATGGTGATGTTACAGGTAGCCAGTACTACCAATTTTCTAATGTTTTAATTCCGGGTTTTACTACCGGACAAAATTATACTTGTATTGATGTTGCTATTGCTACCGGTTCAGCACCGGTATTTTTTCGTCCAACTCTGATTGGCGGGATGCCTTCTGATACCTTCTTTATTGATGGGGGTTTGTATCAAAACAACCCAACTAGCCTTGGTTATGCGTTCTCCAATATATTATTCCCGCAGAATGTTGCAATTTGCATTCTTTCAGTNGGTACCGGCTACTCTGATCCTGATATCGAAATAACAACAACATCGAATAACTTAAAGGTAGCCCCTAATAATGGANTNGGNTTACTTGCTAATAGTTTGAATTTAACNCTAAATGGTGCAACGGACGCAGTAGAACTGCAATTTAAAATCATGTCTTTATATAAAGGCGCAACAAATAATCTATCCTACTATAGATTCCAACGTTTTCTTGCGGATCAGGAATTAAGTAAACTAGATAATCCAACGCCCGAAGCTATAGCATATTTAAAATCACAAGCGAACCTTCAATATGGACAGGACGCCATAAAGATACAGCAATTTATTCAAAAATGTAATTTTCAAAAATAATTCCGTTCATACGATTTTTAAGAGCTGTAAGTACTTATATGTTATAATAAAAAAGAAAAAGGAAACATATGGCAGACTTATCAAATATTACCGCTTTAAGCGGTCTTACTATTACTAGTGATCAAACCACTGGAACTAACAATCNGGGTGCTACCTTTGCCGTTAGCAATGTTACTACCGCTCAGAGAGATTTATTACAAAACGTTACTCCTTACGTAGTAAATGGGGCAACAGTGAGAATAAAGGAAGGAACTATCATCTTTAATATCAGCGTTGATAAATTACAAATGTTTAGAAATGGAGTATGGGAAAGTGTTACAACAAATATAAGTACTGCTACCGGAGTTGGATTATCTTCATCTCCTTTTTCCATTCCATCCGGCACAAGAGTAGCAGTTGAGGTAGCTGCTAATCAGGTAAACGGATTTATATA